GGAGGAACTGCGGGTCATCCGGGTAATGTTGCAAGACCTTACGTAATGACCTCAAAAGTACACGATACTGCAGACGGTGGTACAGGCGGAGACGTTGTTCAATTGATTGACGTTCCTGCTGACACTATGGTTGTTGCAGGTGCTTTAGAAGTTTTAGAAGCAAGAGGTAACGGTCAGATTACTCTTGATGTGGGTATTACTGGTGGCGATGTAGACTGTTTTGTAGACGGTTCTGTATGTGCTGCAGGTTTTACACCATTTCTTGAAGCTGCCGTTGGTGCTTCTGGAGCTAATGCTAGAATTTTAACTTCAGCAGATACTATCGATGCGTTAATTCTCGATGGTGGATCAACAGGAGAATCTGCACTACGTTTTAGAATACACGTAGTTTTAGCAGATATTTCTGCCAATCCAACTGAAACTGCTACAGTTTCTACTGGCACATAATAAGGTGGGGTGGGCAACCACCCCTTCTTTTACTTTCACGGGGGAAGATTTTTGTTAATAAAGGTAAATAATGTTATTGCAATTACTAACCAAAGAAGACATAGACAAATGTTTAAGTCTTTGCCCAAGCATGGTAGACGGCAACAAGACACAGCCGTTAAAAAGCGTTAAGAAAAATTCAGAGTCTGTAAAAGTAGACGATGAAATAAGAAGTTTAGTTTCAGCACGAATTATACACAACCCGTTTGTTGATTCAGTTATTAACCCCACACGTGTATCGGTTAATTTTTACAACCACTACAGAGAGGGTGATTACTACAACAAACACGTAGACAACTTTAAAGCCGAACCTAAAATAAATCACACTTACTTTGATTACGGTTTTACAGTTTGTTTATCAGATGACTACGAAGGCGGGGAGTTTGTACTTGACAATGAAATAGGTGAAATACCTTTTAAATTAAAAGCAGGTCAAGTTTTATTCTTTCCAATAATTTATCCACACAGTGTAAACAAAGTAACTGGTGGATTACGAAGAGCCTTGATAGGTTGGTTATCTACGAATGTAAGTTATGAACAAAGTTATGTGTTGCGTAACCTATACGAAGTAAATGCACACGCAATACAAAACAAACAACACGATTTAGCCGTTAAATCTACTCTTGTACAAAATTATTTAAAGAAACAGTGGGGTAGATAGGTGGCATACTTAATGAGTAACGTACCACACTTTAAGTGTTGGGTACGAAAAGAATTTACACATAATCACCAGATGTATCATGGTGAATATTTACACGGACTAGCAATAGCCGTAAACACAGTACCAGACAGATGTCTTAGTTTTCAAGTTGTATTTACAGGATGTGAAAGTGATGACGATGAAAACGAACCGAACGTACACGGTGGTGCAATGTGGGCAAGGATGCCGATAACAGCACTGGTTGCTGATATACCGTACGAAGAGTGGCCGCAGATAATGCCAACGCATTTGGCTCAACCGTGGGATTGTAGCTCACACCACCACTCAATAGTACGATTAGACAGAGTTAGTTCTTCTCCGTGGATTTGCAAAATAGACGGAGAGTTTCATAAAGGACAATATTTGTTTACTGTAGACTACACAGAAAGTGACATAGCAGATGACCCTGCACAACACAAACAAAGCCACGTGCTACAGTTAACAGATGCAGGAGATTGGACAGGTAACATTATTGCCCTGCCAAACAACAGAGTAAGGGCAACAAGTCCTGCACTTTGGGAAACTGGGGAAGGTCCTCCAGATTTTAGACCGAGCCAGTATATACACAACGCAGAGATTCACGAAAGCTATCTTGATCCTGCAACAACATTTAACAATTTATATTCGGAGAAATAAAATGAGTGCGATAAAAACATCAAAAAAAGCTTTGTCTGGGTTAGAAAGAGTAGAAATGGCGAATATCGGATCTTTACTTTCAAAAGAACAACAAAAAAACATTGTAAA